CCTTATGAATATGATGAATTACTTTACAAACGTGAACAACGTGCTAAACTTAACCTCGAAGACAATACTTGGGAAAGACTTGCCGTTAAAGAGCAAGTTACCCAAGCAAAACTTCAAAAACTTAAACGTACCCTCACTTAAAAGGACAACCTCATGAAACTTACCTTATGTACTGTAAAAGACCGCGCTGCTGACGCTTATGGACGACCAATGTTCGTTCCATCTACTGGAATCGCAATCCGCTCATTCTCTGATGAAATAAATCGTCAAGCTGAAGACAATCAAATGTATAACCATTCAGACGACTTTGACCTATATGAATTAGGCGAGTTCGATGACAATACTGGTTTATTCTCTTTACATGAACAACCAAAACTATTAACCTTAGGCAAACAAGTTAAAACTGCTTAAGAAAACCAAAGGGTAGAGAAATGGAAACATTTCTCACCCAATAACCCTCGGAGCTAAAAATCCATGCATCGCAATAAATCGGTAAATGTTCATCAATTTACGATGATTCCAAAAGCGGATATTCCCCGCTCTTCATTTGACTGTCAGTCAACACATAAAACAACTTTCGATGCTGGTAATCTCGTCCCTGTATATGTAGACGAAGTTCTACCGGGCGATACCTTTAAATTAAATATGACGGCATTTGCCCGTCTCTCTACACCATTGTTTCCAATTATGGATAACATGGTATTAGACTCATTCTTCTTCTTTGTCCCTAACCGTTTGATTTGGTCAAACTGGCAAAAATTTATGGGACAACAAGCGAATCCATCGGATTCAATCTCATATGTGGTTCCTCAACAAGTGTCACCTGCCGGTGGCTATGCTATCGGCTCACTGCAAGACTATATGGGCTTGCCTACTGTCGGGCAGGTAACTGCCGGACAAACTGTAAGCCATTGTGCCTTTTGGCCTCGTGCTTACAATCTCATCTGGAACGAATGGTTCCGTGATGAAAACTTACAAAATAGCGTTACTGTAGATACTGGCGATGGTCCAGATACAGTCGCTAACTATAATTTACTTAAACGTGGAAAACGTAAAGACTACTTTACATCTGCTTTACCTTGGCCACAAAAAGGGGCTTCTGTCACATTACCTTTAGGTTCTAAAGCTCCTATCGTTTCTCAAGGCTATGCTGGTTCATTGCCTAATGCTTATCCATCTGCCAATGGCACCCCAACGGGCTCTGGCCCTTATACTTGGGGCCTCACAGGAAACAATGCTATTTATGCTGACTTATCTTCTGCAACAGCTGCAACTATTAACCAATTACGCCAATCTTTCCAAATTCAAAAGCTTCTCGAAAGAGATGCTCGCGGAGGCACTCGCTATACTGAGATTATTCGTTCTCATTTCGGCGTTATTAGTCCAGATGCTCGCTTGCAGCGTCCAGAATATATTGGTGGTGGATCAACATCAATCAACATTAATCCAATTGCTCAAACGTCAGCTACTGGCGTTACTGGCGGCTCTACCCCTGTGGGTACACTTGCTGCTATGGGTACTGCCTTGGCTCACAATCATGGATTTACTCAATCGTTTACTGAGCATGGTGTAATTATCGGATTAGTATCCGTACGTGCCGACCTTACTTATCAACAAGGTCTGGCTAAAATGTGGTCTCGTAGTACTCGCTATGATTTCTACTTCCCAGCATTTGCAACCTTAGGCGAACAAGCCGTCCTCAATAAGGAAATTTATGTTACTGGTACTACTACTGATGATGACGTATTTGGCTATCAAGAACGCTGGGCCGAATACCGCTATAATCCTTCTCGCATTTCCTCTTTATTCCGTTCTACTGCTTCTGGTACTATTGACGCATGGCATCTTGCCCAAAAGTTCACCACTCTTCCAACACTTAATTCAACATTTATCGTTGATAATCCTCCCGTTGAGCGTGTAGTTGCAGTAGGATCTGCTGCTAACGGTCAGCAATTTATCTTTGATTCTTTCTTTGATGTAAGAAAGACACGTCCAATGCCAATGTACTCTGTACCTGGTCTAATCGATCATTTCTAATCATGGGATTCTTTGATGGAATGGCGGGTGCTGCAACCGGCGGGGTTTTAGATCTCGTCGGTGGCATTTTGACCAATAATGCTAATAAAGATATAGCTGCTGAAGCTAATCGTTTCTCTGCTGAACAGGTTCAAAATCAAATGGCTTTTCAAGAACGCATGCGTAAAACTCAGTACCAGACTTCTGTTGAGGATTTAAAAGCTGCTGGTTTAAATCCTATGCTTGCCGTATCTCAAGGCGGTGCTGGTACACCCTCTGGTGCTTCTGCTGTGGGTCAACAAACTCGTATGGAAAATCCTCTTAAAGGTGTTGCTTCTTCTGCTGCAACCCTTGCTAATATTAAAGCTGACTTAGATTTAAAGGAGGAAACTGCTAATCGTGAGAGATCTCAAGCTACTTCTAATGAAAAACAAGCTCAATATACAGATGCTCTCACTGCATCTGAAGTAATGCGTATGCCCAACATTTCGCAAGAATTTAAACGTTTATATGCTCAAACTTTATTGTTTGATTCTATGCGTGAAAATAACAGTGCAAATACTGCAAAAACTCGTCAAGAATTAATTATTGACGAACCTGCTGCTTGGGGTGCCAAAACTTATGGTCATACTAAACAAGCAACTCAAGACTTTACCCAAAGCTTATCCGGTGCTGGTCAAGCTGCTCAATCTTTGAGAAGAAAGCCCGGAACTAACATTAACTACAACTACGGACTACGATAATGAAAATTACTCCTCCATTTTTACGTACACCTTACAATTATGATACGAATGCTGCGTCAAATGAGTCAGGGGTGGCTTGTGAGGAGCCATCTCTGGCTCAGCAGCATTATAAAGACGAAACCGATATTAATACTATTCTTCGTCAATTCAATATTACTGGTCAACTTCCTACAAGTACTCTATCGCCTCAATATGGCGACTTTACAGGCATTTCTGATTATCAGTCAGCCCTGAATGCTGTTATCGCCGCTGAAGACGGCTTTATGACCTTACCAGCCCAATTAAGGGCTACATTCGGAAACGATCCTGAACAATTGATCGCTTTCCTTGACAATCCTGAAAACAAAGACAAAGCTATCGAGCTTGGTCTTGTCGATGCGAAAGTCATCGAAAATGAACAAAAAATCGAGGCTGAAATTGCCTCTACGGGTGAGTGAAACGAACCCAGCACAGTTACTCTACTTGATGTAACTGTGCTAGGTGACACCAACCACTAAAATATCAATAACCAAGGACTAAAAAATGCGTACATTACATCGTAGATCTGTATCAAAACGGAAAAGTGCTAAATCTTTCCGTCATAACGCAAAACGCACTAAGGCAGCTAATATGCAAAAAGCTCCTCAGCGTGGGGGCTGGAGACTCTAATAAAGTCTTCAGGCACCTCACATGCCTTGTTATCACCCTATTACGGCTTATAAAGCCGCTAATCAATCTAAACTCGTCTTTTCGGATACGAAAAGCGTTAGAAATAGAGGGATTGACGTAAGTCATTCCCTCCAAATCCCCTGCGGTCAATGTATTGGCTGCAGGCTTGAAAAATCTCGTCAGTGGGCCATGCGGTGTATGCATGAGGCCCAGATGCACGAAAACAATTGCTTCATTACCCTCACTTATGACGACACACATCTCCCAAGCGATCAATCGCTTCATCACAGAGACTTCCAACTCTTTATTAAAAGACTCAGAAAACGATATCCAACTTCAAAAATACGCTATTACATGGCTGGAGAGTATGGCGAAAACTTCGGCAGACCTCACTACCATGCCTGTATCTTCGGATTCGACTTTCATGATAAGAAACTATGGAAAAGGACTTCCTCTGGTTCTCTCATATATAGATCCAATGACCTTGAAACCCTCTGGTCATTTGGTTATTCCTCCATTGGAGATGTTAACTTTGAATCAGCTGCATACGTGGCTAGATACATTATGAAAAAACAAACTGGTAAAGAAGCTCACAAACATTATCAATACTCCCGCCTGGACACAGGCGAAATTATTCAAATGCAATCTGAATATAATAAAATGTCCTTAAAGCCCGGAATCGGTGCTGAGTGGTACAAAAAATATCGTTCCGACGTATACCCTCACGACTACGTGGTAGTTCGTGGTAAAAAAGTCAAACCTCCAAAATTCTATGATAAAAAATATAAAACTGACTACCCTTATGAATATGATGAATTACTTTACAAACGTGAACAACGTGCTAAACTTAACCTCGAAGACAATACTTGGGAAAGACTTGCCGTTAAAGAGCAAGTTACCCAAGCAAAACTTCAAAAAC